TTTATATAATAAGCACAATAAGTATAAGGACCCATCTTTTAATAAGCCTTTACCCAAGGGTATGTCTAGAACAAAAAGGAAAAACAAAACTAAATGGACATAGAAAGTAAAGTTAAAGAGATCTTACAAGATCCGGAAAAAAGAAAAGAATTTTTGAAGTATGAAGAGTTAGATAGTACTCCTAAGAAGCTGATTGATGCTCCTTACGAAATTATTTTTACAGTAGAAGCTAATATAATGGAGCAAAATGAAAAGCACGAAAATGTAAGCTCTAAATTAATACATAAAACAAACTTTCATATGCCAGTACCAGAAGGTAAAGAAGCATTAGAATATATGGATGGGTTTTTACAGCACTTTCAAAAGTGTTTACTTAACACAGAAGAGAAGATTAATGAGTGATATTTTTACAACCGCTAAACAAAAAAATAAACCAAAAGATGATGAATATTATGTATATTTAGGCGATGAAGACTTTGTAGACGATAATAACAATCTTAGATCTAAGCAAGACGATAACAAGGTTTTAGCTAAAAAAATCTATAGAGACAATGGCGGATACAAACTTATGATAAAATGTGATTCGTATAATAAACCATTTGATCCAGATAATCAAATACAGTCCGCAAATAAGACTGTAGCATCGTATAAAAATGGACATAAGTTTATTACAGTTGGTCAAAAGGCTTTTGATCATTATTTAATGTTTTTACAAACTAAAAACAAATCGTGGCTATTGAATACAGAAAGAGAGTTGATATAATGGCAAGAGTAAGCAAAGCACAAACATACGCCGTCAGGTGGCTTGATCACGAGAATAAGAATACAGAGGATATTGCATCTGAATTAAATCTCTCTGTTAAACAAGTGGCTAACATATTAGAAAAATATGGCAAGTCAGAAGGTTCCGTTGATACTAAACAGCAGCCCGTTTCTGGCGTCAGAAATATGATGAATTCAAAAACAAATAGCAACAAGGGCGTGACAGTAATGACTCAAGAAGCTTCAATGGCTATTCAAGAAGCCGCAGAAAAAAAACCACCATCCACAGACAGGTCATCTTATATCTATAGTCCTAATGGTTAATAGATGTATATATCAAAATATTCTAACGGCAAAAAGGTATCTGATGCTCAGTATATCACAGAAATAATATGTGAGCATAAAGCCAAAAGAGATAAAAAGGATCTACATTATAGATTCTGGCTTAATAAAGAATGGGAAAAGTTTTTTAAAAGTCAAATAGCTTCTGCGCACAAGCTATTAAAACAATATGGGGCTCAAGCAATAGTAGCAGCTTTAAATAATCCTAGAACTAGAAATACATATTCTCTTAGATCTAAATATTTAAAGCCAATTATTGAAAGTGAACAAAAGATTCTAGATAATAAAAATAATTCTCTATCTAAAGAAATAGAAAGAATTAGTGATCCAACATCATTTAGAAAAGTACAAGTAAAGAAAAACATTTTGTCTAATTTAGAGGATATAGATAATGAGCATTAAGACAGATATTAAAAAGAACTTTGGCGACAATATTATACTATCCGGTAATTCGGTTATAGATAAAAAAGTATTAAATGTATCAATTAGTCCTTCGCTAGACATAGCATTAAATGGAGGTATTCCAGAAGGAAGTTTTATGATATTGACAGGGCAACCTAAATGTGGTAAAACTACAACATCTCTCCAGATTGCTGCTTTAGCACAGCAAAAACAATATGCTTATGGAGATTTTGAAAAGGGTAGAGAAGTGTATTTTCTAAACATTGAAGGTAGGATTAAGAAAAGAGACTTAGCTGGAATTAAAGGATTAGATTTAGATAGATTTCATATCATAGGCTCTAAGACAGGTAAGATTTTACACGCAGAAGAATATTTGCAGATGGCTGAAAAAATCATTAATGAAGTTCCCGGCTCTGTCGTTATTATAGATTCATATTCAGCTCTATGTACAGAATCAGAGATTACTTCAGACATGAGTAAAATGCAAAGAGCAGATGGCGCCAAGCTATTAGCAAAATTTTGCAGGAAAGTAGCTAATGTTATACCTGTTAATAAAAATATTGTTATGGGCATCACTCATCTTATGGGAAATCCTGGTTATGGCAGCAGTGAATGGAAAGAAAAATCTGGGCAGGCTATTGCTTATCAAACAGATGTAAAAATAAAAGCTACATATTTTAAACCGTGGACAGTCGGAAAAGAAGAAACACAGATTGGACAAACAATAGAATGGCAAGTTGTTTGCTCGGCTTTAGGTCCTCCTGGTGCTAAAATTACTAGTTATATTAGATATGGACAAGGCATAGACAAAGAGATGGAGCTATTTAATCTTGCAACAGATTTGGGAATTATTGACAAGGCAGGAGCTTGGTATACATTTACGACAGTTAAAGATAGTCCCAAATTCCAAGGAGCAGAAAAGTCTAGAGATTACTTAGCACAAAATCCTAAACTATATACTTCTTTATGGAATACTGTTAAAGAGACAATGGGAATTAAATAATGGATGTGATCGACTTAGATGGCAAAATACAAAAATGGGCTTTAACAGGACATATAGCCAAAGGTAGTAGGCAGAATAAGTCTACTTTACATTTACAAGCAAGAGATGTTATAAAAAATATCCATCCCACTTTACAACTTTTAGAGGAGGTTTCGATACCTTTAAGGAGAACTGAAACTTTGTACCTTGACTTTTACTTGCCTTTGACTAAAACATGTATAGAGGTGCATGGCGAACAGCATTATAAATTTGTGCAATTTTATCACAATAATACTCTTGGCTTTTTAAAACATAAAAAAAGAGATGCCGAAAAAAAAGAGTGGTGTCAAAAAAACGACATTAGATATATTGAGTTTCCATATAATGAGTCTGTAGAGGAATGGACCAAAAGGATGACTGATGAGTAAAACAAGCAAAGAAGAATTACAGCATTGGGATGCGGTTTTAGACGAGTATGAGTCGTCTATAGGTCTTCCTCCATATCTTGATGATAATATGCCAGCAGAAGAATTAAATTCATATTTAACAATGAATCGTAATGAATTAGAAAAATTGACACCTGATGATTGTGGAGAAATTGCATACAGATTATCACAATTCTGTTTTCATATACAAAGAACAATTAATAGAGAAATAGCTAGACATAATTGGGCTGATGAAAAAATTAAAGAAGTTATAGCAGACCAAATTAATAATTACAAAGGTTATGGCTATATTGAAAAATCTTTACAGGCGATTAAACATAATGAAAAGGCTTATTCTTTGAGTCAGATAAAAAGATATGCTAAACAAAGAATGGATAGACTTTCTTACATAGCAAATACAACAAAAAACTTATCGGATATCATAATTTCTATACAACGAAGTAAGGTGAAAAATGGGTAATGTAGATACTGACAAACTAAAACAATTGTTGTATGCAATGATAGAAACATTAGATGGAGAAACATCTGAATCTAGTGAAAAAGTAGAAGAAACAAAAGATGTAAACTCTAATGCTCAACAACCAAAGAATTCTCGTAGAAAAAGATACGGTGGAGAAGAAAATTTATTTTTAAGCATGCCAGAAAAAGACATGCATAAGGCAGATGTTGAAATAGATAAAAAACTAGCACCTAAACAGTTAACGGCAAGAAACAGAGTTTCTACAGAAATGGATGTCCGATGTAGAATTTGCGGCAAAGAGCAGAGGGTAAGCAAATCTTTGATAACTGATGGTGCCCATAGATATAAATGCAATGATTGTTCTAGGAGTTCAGGCTAATGATATTGTGTGATCCTGCAGCAGAACGTGCTGTTCTTAGCACCATTATGCAAAATGGTGACAAATCTTACTTGGAAATTTCTGATATAGTAAATGAATCTACGTTTACTGTTGATAGCAACCAATATTTGTATCAGTGTTTAAAGCACATTTGCGAACAAAGCTCATGCAGCAATATAGATATTGCTTCTGTATTTTCTGCGGCTCAAGAACTTGGATTATCTCATTTATTAAACACAAAGTCGGAAGCCCAGCATATTAAAGCAATCAAAGATTTTCCTGTAGAAAAAAGCAATCTTAGGAAATTTGGTGCAAAAATTAAAAAATTAGAGATTGCCAGAGATCTACATAAACAGCTTAAAGATACACAAGACAAGATTTTAGACATTAACGGAAATGAAAGCATAACTTCTATTTTGGGTATAGCAGAAGATTCGATATTTGATTTTTCTTCTAAGTTAAATGATTCAGAATCTGGACCACAAACAATCGGTGAGAATATTGAAGACTATGTAAAGTATCTAGAAGAAAATCCCATCGAACAAGTTGGTATTTCTACAGGCTTTCCTGTATATGATAAGTCTATTGGTGGAGGTTTGAGAAAGAGTACCGTAAATGTTATAGCTGCTAGACCTAAAACTGGTAAAACATTGTTGTCTGACAATATGGGATATTATATAGCAAACACCTTGAATATTCCTGTTTTAAATATGGACACGGAAATGACTAGAGAGGATCATGTTCATAGATTATTGGCTATGTCAACAGAGATAGAAATGAATCAAATAGAGACAGGTAGGTTCGCAGAATCTCCTAATCTTAAAAAGAAGATATATGAAAGCGCTAATAAAATTTCTAAGATACCATACTACCATAAAAGCATTGCAGGTAAACCATTCGAAGAACAATTAGCGGTAATGAGAAGATGGATAGTTAAAGAAGTAGGCTTAAAACCAGATGGTACAGCTAAAGACTGTGTTGTATTTTACGATTACTTAAAATTAATGGATACTCAAGGTATGAGTCAAGATCTAAAAGAGTATCAAGTTTTAGGTTTTATGATGACGCAATTACATAATTTTTCTACTAAATATGGCATTCCTGTTGTCGCTTTTGTTCAGTTAAATAGAGATGGCATTACAAAAGAGTCGACAGATACGGCAAGCGGTTCTGATAGAATTATCTGGCTATGTAGCAATTTTACAATATTTAAAAAGAAAACAGATGAAGAAATTGCAGAAGACGGACCAGACAATGGCAATAGAAAACTAATACCAATTATTAGTCGTCATGGCGGAGGATTAGACGACAATGATTATATAAACTGTCATATGAAAGGCTGGTGTGCTAAAATTGCTGAAGGTCAAACTAGATTAGAATTAACTTCAGGTGGTAGTAATAACTTTAAAGATGATGGGTTCATAGTAAATGAAAATGATGAAAATGAAAAAATTGAATTCGTATGACCAAGCCAAGTTAAAGGCTATGTCAGACAGCTTGTGTGATAATATAGAAGAACTATTAGATGTCTTAGATGTTACAGACTACAGGATATCTGATAAAATGGTTATTTGTAGTTGTCCAATACACGGTGGAGATAATCCGTCTGCATTTAATTTATACCACACTGGAGATAGCTATAGGGGCAATTGGAAATGCAGGACTCACAATTGCGAAGAAATATTTAAACCTTCTATACTGGGTTTTATTAGAGGATGTCTGTCTAATAAAAAGTATGATTGGTCTTCGAAAGAAGGTCAGGTTTGTACATTTAAAGAAACAATAACTTTTGCTGAACGCTTTTTAGGCAATAAACTTGATGACATAAAAATATCTAGCAAACAAAAAGAAAAAACTAGCTTTGTTAATGTTGTTAAATATATCAATACAAAAAACGAAGAAGAAACAAATAAAATACCTAGAAGCACAATTGTCTCGTCTCTAGATATACCATCCAAATACTTTATAGAAAGAGGTTTTTCTAAAGACATTTTACTTAAATATGACGTAGGAGACTGCAATACAGCAAGCAAACCTATGTTTGGCAGGGCAGTGGTGCCAGTATATGATCAAGATTATAAATATATGGTTGGATGTACTGGAAGATCTATAGACAATAAATGTAATAAATGTTCATGTTATCATAAAAGTTCGGAATGTCCACCAGAAGATAAGCAATATCTGCATTCTAAATGGAGACATAATTTTGGTTTTAAAACACAAAACCACTTATATAACTACTGGTTTGCAAAAGACCATATAAAGAAAACGGGTAAGGTTATATTAGTAGAAAGTCCCGGTAATGTATGGAGACTAGAAGAGGCTGGTATACACAATTCTGTCGCCTTATTTGGTGCTTCATTAGCAGATATACAAAAAATGATTTTAGATATATCTGGAGCAATGACTATATATACTATTATGGACAATGATGACGCCGGTAAAAAAGCAGCGGAAAATATATATAAAAAATGTGAAAGAATATACAATGTTCATAACATAGAACTTGAACAGGCAGATGTAGCTAGTATGAATGTTAATCAAGTTAAGGACTTTATAAAACCAAGGATAGACCATGACTAAAATTATAGCATTTTCTGGAAAAAAACAGTCAGGTAAAAATACCTGTGCAAATTTTATATATTCTACATATATGGCAAATCTTAAAATTAGTAAAAAAATACACATCAATGATCTTGGAGAAATAGAAGTATCTGATCTCTTTGGTAAAAAAGAATATTCGGGAATATTTAATCCAGAAAGATATGATTCTACAGATTTTATTTTACAACAAGCACTAACAAAAGTTAATCCTCATATTAAACTTTATAGCTTTGCTGAACCTCTTAAAACGGATATCTGTATTAATATATTGGGACTAAGCTATGAACAATGTTATGGGT